CCTAAGAAATCTTCATTTTTTGTTGTTGCCATGTTATTTGTTTTATGATTAAATACTTTTCTTTAGTTCCTGCTTTAGCTTCTCTAAGTAAAGGACTGCATCCATAAGTTCTTGTTGTAAATGCTCTACCCAATCCTTAGTGTTTAAGTCGCTTCTATCTAAGTTAGTTCCGTATTTAGTAAAGCCTATGTTTGCTCTATCTTTATACTTCTCTATTACTGATGAAACTACTGAATCTAAATTATCCATTCTTTCTATATTCGTTAACTAATTTCTTTATAAAAGGTCTATACTTTAATTCAATAGCATAGTCTTTTAGTATCTCCTCAAAAGTAACAATAGTTTCCTCTGAAACAAATTCTTTTTGCTTTTTAGTTACTTTAGGTGCTTTTAGTTCTTTGTTTTCTAATTCTATATTTTCCATATTATTTGTTTTATCTTCCCTGACGGTTGTATTTTTTTACATTTTTATCTTTCGGTCCTTTACGTTTCTTAGCTTTACCTTCACGTCTCTTACCGAAATTCACCTTGTTCGAACTTGTAGATTTTGTTTTCGCCATCTTTAAATATTTCTAATTTAATTGTTTCATCTGATGTTTGGCTACATAACATTGACAATCCTCCTGCTATTCCAAGCTGTGTTAAGAAAGATAATTGATCAGGACTAATCCTATCACCTAACTTCTTAATCTCACAAGCTACAAACTGACCATGCTTTTTATCATAGCCAATAATATCAGGCACACCTTTCTTACCAATAAAACTTCTTCCTTTAACAGCTATATTATTGTTTCTCCAAACGTTTATTCCTTTAGAGGTCAAATAATCAATCATCATTTTGGTTAGTTCAGATGCTGTCAGATATGTTGCCATAACCCAAAGTTATACAATTAATTTAAATATATTTAGTCGTATCGAATGAACTCAGTCATATGCATCTTCACATATCGTACCTTATCCTTGTATTTTAGTTTACTAATCTTAAAGTATCTACGAGCTTTTTGACGTAGTAAATCTGCTCTCATAAAGTATATTCTATGCCTTATATCTAAGTTGATTGCAAAGAACTCTACTCTCATATCTGCTATGCCTGATGGCTTACCATCCCTTTCATACTCCAACCATATATAACCTCTTTGCAAGGCTTTTAGGTCTGTGATAACCATTATCTTAGTATTCTTAGCAAATAGCCTTAGAGCATTGTATGTACCATCCTCATATTTTGCTAGGTCTATTTCGAACTTTCTTTTGTTTCGGTAGTTTCCTGGATTCGGTTTCTCCATTGTCTTGTTTTTTATATAAGATATTTGACAACTGCTCAGTAAGTCTTTTTAATTCTATTTCATTCATATCAGCTCGTAGTTTTATGTTTACTACAGCATCGTGCATTTGGATAAATTGTTCTCTCATTCGTTGTGGTTTTGTATGGTTATTGTTTCTCCTATAAATCTTAAAGGAATGTTTGTCGTAATGCCATGTCTATTCTTTTCTACCTTACAGATAACAAGCCCATTGGGATGGTATTCTTTACCCTTAATCTCTACTGACTCTTGCATCTCATAGTATTCAGGTCGCATAAGCATCACTACAATGTCAGCATCTTGCTCAATCGATCCTGATTCTCTAAGGTCAGAAAGCTGTGGTATCTTGTCAGCCCTTTCTTCAACTCTTCTACTTAACTGAGACAAAGCAATAATAGGTACTTCTAGTTCTTTAGCTAACGCTTTTATGTTTCTACTTATTGTGCTAACCTCTTGTTCTCTGTTTTGGTTAGACTTACCTTGACCTGACATTAGCTGTAGGTAGTCTATAAAAATCACCTTAATGCCATATTTCTGCTTCAAAATGGTAGCTTTAGCCCTTAACTGACTAATATTTAACCCACCAGTATCGTCTATGTAGATAGGAGCTTGTATTATCTTGTCATCAGCCTTCATAACTACGTCTTTTTCATAGTCATTCAAAATATTCATTCTAAGACGTTTTAAGGGCACTTGTGAGCTTATTGACTCTAACCTTTCAACTAGCTGTTCGGAGCTCATTTCGAGGCTAAAAATAGCCGTAGAAACGTTTTTTAAGATAGCTAAGTGATAAACCGAAGAAAGCATGAAGGCAGTCTTACCTGCACCTGGTCTAGCAGCTACCACAGCCATATCAGGAGCACACCATCCACCAATGGTAGTATTTAGCTCGGTAAATCCTGTATCAAACCCTAATAACTCACCTTTATTAGCCATGTCTCTTTTGGTTATTACTGACATAACTATTTGGTCTATAGTTTGTTCGTAGATATTCCCAAACTCTTGTAAACCTAAAAGTTTACTAATTAGTGAACTTATTGACTCAAGTGATTCAGTATCAGGATGTAAGAACTCACTAGATTTTTGTATCAAGGTAAGGTAGGCTTGTCGTTTCTTATAAAGCTCAACTACCATCTCAATATGCGTATTAAGGTGATTAGTGTGTACGATGTTGTCAGTTAGCTTAGATAGGTAGTAAGCACCACCTACTTCATCCATAGCTTTATCACCTTGTAGCTTTTGGGCTATGGTTGTGATGTCTATAGAAATATGCTTGTCAAACATCGATTTAATGGTAGAAAATATCTTCTTATGCTTTAAATCATAGAAAACATCTTCGTTAAGTAATCCTATTACTAATGGTAAAGCATTCTTATCTATTAATAATGATCCAAGTATATTCTTTTCTAATTCGAGGTTTTTAGGTAGGTTAGTAGCTTCTATCATTTGAGTTTGATTTTAGGTGCGTCTTGATTTATTGGCTGAAAGTTTTTTGAGTTCTTTACCCATGTAGCTATTCTTCTACTAATGTCAAAGAATTTTTGATCCTGAAATCTCATTTTACCTTTATCATTAGCTTCAGTCCAATAACTAATGAATGAATCATACTGATTACCGAGTTTATCTCTAAACTCATTAACCCTACCAACAAAGGCATCTTTACCATTATATATCTTATTAACTTTGTTATTATATTCTTTGTTATTATGTGCCAGTTTTTCGGCTGGGGGGTGGGTTGGAATTTCGGCTGGGGTGGTATTATTTTCTGGCTGAGGTATCTCGATAGTAATTACCAATGATCTAAACTCAACTTCACCATTTTGTTTTAGTTTAACAATCCTTCCTAAAATTCCTAAATCTTCTAATTTCTTTAGATGTTCCTTGATTGTAGATTCAGAACAATCTAAACATTCACCTAAATAACGATTAGATGCAAAGCAATAGCCTCTTTCGTTTGAAAGATTAGAAATTAAAGCAATAAGCAATTTTTGTTTGTCTGTAAGTTCTTTGCTTAGTAGAACTTGTGCAGGTAATACTGCGTACCAATTATGTGACATAAAATAAAAGAGCCCTATCAAATTCCCCCCAGTCGGATTGGGGGTTCATCTCAAGGGCAATAAGTTCTAAATGAGTATCCGACACTCACTACAAAGTTAATTTAATTCCTCAAACTTCTCGATTGCCTTAAATATCTGGTGTGCTACTTGAGGAACTACAGCATTTCCAGCTGCTTTTATTGTTTCTCTTCTAATACTTGGAAAGGTTTTAGTGTCCAATCCGCAGGGTACCCCATTATCTCGCAATAAAACATAGGGTTGTTTTGGCCAATTATCCCAGTGATTTCCCTGATCTTGCCTGGTACACTTTCTATTTTCATGAAGTATGGCTCTCCCCTCAGTTTCTTTAGTTCTTGTGCTTGTGGTCCTTGTGTGTCTCTCGCTGTTGGAGTAGGCCAAAAAGAAAACTCTTTGCCTTTGATGGGGTGCACCGACACCTGCAGCTGGAATAAGAAACGATTGGACTTCATATCCTTCCCTTTCCAAGTCATCGTACACTTCGTTGAATACCATCCCTCCATTCCAGTTAACAAGTCCACGAACATTCTCGCCAACGATCCATGTGGGTTTGACTTCTTTAATGCACCTAAGCATTTCAGGAAAGAGGTGTCTTTCATCGTCTTTCCCAAGTCGTTTTCCTGCACTTGAATATGGTTGGCAAGGGAATCCTCCTGTGAGTATGTCAATTGATCCTTTGTGAATAGTGAAGTCTGTTTTAGTAATGTCATGATAAGAAATTGAGTTTGGGAAATGATGTTTTAATACTTGTTGACCAAATGGATTCCATTCACAATGGAATACATTATTCCATCCCATCCATTCGGCTGCTAAATCAAAGCCTCCAATGCCACTAAATAATGATCCATGATTCATAATTATTTTTTTATTCTAAATACTATTGTTCTATTTTCATAGCTAAACTTCTTCTTAGCTATAGGATTTAAGCTATCCCTTATAGTTTTAGGATTAATCCCTGTCTTTCTACTCGCTGCCGCTATAGATTGAAACAATATTTCTGACTTATCATCTGTAAATATAATTCGTATAGGTATATTGTTTTCAAATCCATTAGGCTCTAATTCTAAACCCATTATATAATCGTTTTAATTCAAAGTAAATGTTTGCTGTTACAAGTAAAGCTATACCTAATGGTGCACTTATCAAAAAGAATTTAATGTATTTCATAAAATAAAAATAAGCCCCCTTTGAAACATAACTCACACCACTAAGTTAAATAATAATTGTAGGGGGCTATAAGTTTAATAAGATTGTTTTGTTCTAAATGCATTCATCA